CCGAATCATTCCTAACTGGAATGAAGAGTCTTTTTGAAGATCATTATGTAACTATCCCTGAAGAGAAATATGATGTTATCGAGAGCATGGTAGATAAACTAGATGAAATGGAGTCTAAACTCAACGAGCAAATCGATAAGAACGTTGCTCTTAATAAGAGGTTAGCAGAGTCCACTGCAGATGTTATTTTTGCAGAGGTTGCTGAAGGACTAGCAGTCACTCAGAAAGAAAAACTCGCTTCTCTTGCAGAAAATGTTGAGTTTGATAGTGAAGAGACCTATCGTGAGAAACTAGTTACTCTAAGAAATTCTTATTTCTCAGAGAGTGCAACTAGTGCTCAAAGAGATGCTGCTGAGACGGTTGTAGAATCGACTCAAGAGCAGACTACTACCGCTGCACCTGAAGCTGGTTCCATTATGGAAGCATATCTTCAAACTCTTAGCAGAGTTTCTAAAAAGTGATTTCTAGATCATACGTAAATCAAACTAACGTTTTAAACTAAAGAGGTAATTTCAAATGCAAATGTTCAATTCTGAACAACTGCAGGAGAAGTGGGCACCAGTTCTTGATTATGAGGGAATGGATCCAATCCAGGATTCTCATAAGAGAGCTGTTACCGCTATCCTGTTAGAAAACCAAGAAAGAGAAGCACGCGAAGAGCAAGCATTCCTTTCCGAAGCACCTGTAAACAGCACTGGTTCTTCTGGCGCAACCGCAGGTTTCTCTGCTAGTGCTGGTTCACCAACCGCAGGTTTCGATCCAGTTCTGATCTCCTTGATCAGACGCTCAATGCCTAACTTGGTCGCATATGACCTCGCAGGCGTTCAACCAATGAACGGTCCTACTGGACTTATCTTCGCAATGCGTTCCAAGTATGGAACTCAGAATGGTCCTGAGACCTTCTTCGATGAAGTAGACACAGGATTCTCTGGAACCGATTCTTCTGCAGCAGCAGGCGAAGAAGGTTCAGGTTATGTATCTGGTTCTGACGGTGTTTCCGTTGGTATGGGTACTACCGCACAGTCAGGCACCAACCCAGGTCTTCTTAGCCCAGATTCCAACACCACCCAACTCGCATACAGAGTCGGTCAGGGTATGGATACTGAGGATGCTGAAGGACTTGGCGAAGGCAGCAACCACTTCAACCAGATGGCTTTCTCGATCGAGAAGGTCACCGTAACCGCTAAGTCCAGAGCACTGAAGGCAGAATACAGCCTTGAGCTTGCACAGGATCTTCGCGCAATCCACGGTCTGAACGCTGAAGCAGAACTCGCAAACATTCTCTCCACTGAGATTCTTGCTGAGATCAACCGCGAAGTTATCAGAACCATCTATAAGTCGGCAGAATCTGGCGCACAAGCAAACGTTGCTACCGCTGGTAAGTTCGACCTCGACGTTGACTCCAACGGACGCTGGAGTGTTGAGAAGTTCAAGGGTCTTATCTTCCAAATCGAGCGCGATGCTAACGCAATCGCACAAAGAACTCGTAGAGGAAAGGGTAACATGATCCTCTGCTCTGCTGACGTTGCTTCTGCACTCACCATGGCAGGTGTTCTTGATTACACCCCTGCACTCAACGCTAACCTTAACGTTGATGACGCTGGTAACACCTTCGCTGGTGTTCTCCAAGGTAAGTATCGTGTATACATCGATCCTTATTCTGCTTCTGGCGGCAACGTTGCTAATCAGTATTACGTTGTTGGTTATAAGGGTTCTTCACCTTATGACGCAGGTCTCTTCTACTGCCCATATGTTCCCCTCCAGATGGTTCGTGCCGTTGGAGAGAACACCTTCCAGCCTAAGATCGGCTTCAAGACCCGCTACGGTCTGGTTGCTAACCCATTCGCTGAAGGAACCACCGCAGGCACAGGTCGCCTCAAGGTTAACTCCAACCGTTACTACAGACGTGTTCGTGTTGACAACCTCATGTGATCACGGTTCACATATTTCTGGGGATCCTTCGGGATCCCTTTTTTTGTCTAAATATTTAAAAACAGAAAAAAATGGCGAATTATCACATTAAAAAAACAAGTGCATTGATGCCATCTGTTGAAGTTTATCATGTTGCCGATGATCAGTGGTCTGATGATTATTCGGAAAGAAAGATCTACACTTCAAAAGCAAGTGCGGATGCCATGCTTCCGAATCCAGATGGAACCAATGGTGCTTTTAAGAATGCTACCGTTGTTAAAGAATAAATAGAACATAACTAAGAGCAAAAAATGAAACCAACTCCTAGAGAAGCGAAACAAATTCATGAGCACTACGAAAAAGTAGTGGAGCATCTTATTGAAGAAAATTATGCCGTAGATAAAGACGGCGCTGATAAAATTATCAGTGGTATGAGTGATGAGTGGTATAGTTTAATTGTTGATGCTTGATAATGGCAAATTTTTATGATTCTCAATTACGCAATAGGAACTTCTTGTCTCCTATTGGGTTTAAATTTACTTTGAAAACTAAAGAAAAAGTAGATTTTTTCTCCAATTCGGCAAATATTCCTAGCATTGCATTAGGAACCGCATTACAAGGAACGACATTTCGTATTCTTGATGTTCCTGGTGATGAAGTAATTTATGAAGACTTCAGCATGAATTTCTTGGTTGATGAGGATCTTAAGAATTACATGGTTATCCACAACTGGATTACTGGATTGGGTATACCAGAAAACTTCAAACAGTTTAGGGATCTCACCAAAGATCCAGAAACAGGTCAAAGAGATGACCTTCTACAATTTTGTGATGGAACGTTGCATATTTTAAATAGCAACTATCGTGATATTGCAATGGTTAAGTTCCAGGATTTATTTCCTGTAGCATTGACTTCATTGCAATTTAATGCTACCGAAAATGATATCAACTACTTTACAGCAGAGGTATCTTTCAAGTATACTATCTACAATATAGTAGATCCTGACGGCGAACCTCTATGAACCTTGATAAAATTCAGGAGATGTGGCAGAAAGATTCTGTTATTGATCCTGACAATCTACATGATGAATCTTTAAAAATTCCACAATTACACTCAAAATACTATACCCTATACAATACCATTACCCTTCTGCGAGAGAAGGCAAGGGAAAGTTATAATCGTGTAAGGTTGGAAAGACACAATTTTTATACAGGTAAAGCACCTGCAGATGTCTATGTCACTGAACCTTTTCCATATAAAGTTAGAGAAAAGGATGCCATTCAGAGGTATTTGGATGCTGATGAGAAGTTAAATACTATTGATATGAAAATTAAATATTATGATACTGAATTAAAATTTCTGGAAGAAATTATCAAAACAGTGGCAAACAGAACTTTCCAGATCAAAAATGCTATTGAGTGGCAAAAGTTCCAAGCAGGATTCTAATGGAAGAAGACTTTAACTTAGATGAAGACTTTGAACCAGACTATATGATTGGTCTTAAAATAGAAGATATCTATTTGCTATATCATTCTGTTCAAGAAACAATTAGAATTTGGCCAGGTGCCCCTAGAAGACCCGTTGAAGAACAAGAACATCTCCAAAAATTAAGGGATGATCTTTATAGATGCATTTTAGATTTTAAATTTAGGGAGATGTGATGAGCGATTACGAATACGAAAGCGATTTCAATGAAATGGAAGATGTTCCATATGTTCAAATGGAACTTGATATTAGGGATTGTCATCAAATCTACAGGGCATTAAAATGCCATGAAGAACACGGTAAATTTGGTGATGAGTATGATCGAGAACGCACAGAAGCATGTAAAGATTTTTTCTATCGCATGATTTTAGAATATAAGTATCAGGTGGGGGAATAAATATTCATAGGTGAATCTTATGAATTATGTCTCATTTGATTATTTCAAAGAAGAATGAAGTATATTTAAAAGTAGAAGCAGAACCACACGTTTATTATGAACTAGCAGACCAGTTCACGTTTGATGTTCCTGGTGCAAAGTTTATGCCTCAATACCGAAATAAGTATTGGGATGGAAAAATACGCCTATTCAATACCCAGACTGGAGAGATATATGTTGGGTTGTTGGATAAGGTAACAAGATTTTGTGATACTCATGGATATACATATGAGTTTCGCGATAATAAGTATTATGGTCTTCCTTTTGAGTCTAACTCAGATATCTGCAAGGAAGGCGTATCAGATTACATGAAATCGATTTGTAAGTATGCTCCTAGAGACTACCAAATCGAAGGGGTATACGATGCCTTAAAGCATAATAGAAGGTTGTTGATATCCCCAACTGCTTCTGGAAAGTCTCTGATGATATATTCGATTGTGAGATATCACGTTGAGCGCGGACGAAATACTCTGATAGTTGTTCCGACGACTTCCCTTGTAGAACAGATGTATAAAGATTTTGCAGACTATGGTTGGGATGTAGGTTCATATTGCCACAAGATATATGCTGGTAGAGAAAGAGAGACGGACTCTCAAGTTATCATTACTACCTGGCAATCGATCTACAAACTCCCCCGAAAATATTTTGAACGATTTAACGTAGTTGTTGGGGACGAGGCTCACCAGTTTAAAAGCAAGTCATTAATATCTATAATGTCAAAACTTGGTGATGCAAAATATCGTTACGGTTTTACTGGAACACTTGACGGCACTCAGACTCATAAGTGGGTGCTGGAAGGATTGTTTGGTCCATCTTATAAGATCATCAGAACAGAAGAACTGATGGCAAAGGGTCATGTTGCTAAGTTAGATATCAATGTGCTTCTATTGAAACACCCAGCACATAAATTTGAAACCTTTGAGGATGAAGTTCAATATATCATCAATCATGATAGGAGAAACAAATTCATCAGAAATCTTGCTTTAGATCTTAAAGGTAATACACTAATTCTTTTTGCAAGAGTTGAGGGACACGGATTACCACTATACGAATTGATAAATAACGGTAGGTTGGATGACCGCCATGTATTCTTTGTTCATGGTGGTGTGGGAACAGAAGATCGTGAAAAAGTAAGGGAGATCACGGAGAAAGAAGAAAACGCGATTATTGTCGCTTCATACGGGACGTTCAGCACAGGTATTAACATCAAGAACCTCCATAATGTCATTTTTGCTTCTCCATCCAAATCTAGAATACGGAATCTCCAATCTATTGGACGCGTGCTCAGGAAAGGCAATAACAAAACAAAGGCAACTCTCTATGACATTGCTGACGACATATCATACCAGTCCAGGAAAAACTATACACTTAATCATTTGATTGAAAGAATTAAAGTTTATAGCGAAGAGAATTTCAATTACGATATTGTAAACATACCGCTCAAGAACTAATATGCAAGAAGAGTTTTACGCAATTATAAAACTTATATCAGGAGAAGAAGTATTTGCTTTGGTTTCTATTGATGATAGTGGCGATGAACCCGTGATTATTTTACAGAGTCCTGTCACAATGAAAACCTTTAATCATCATGGAACTTCTTTAATGAAGATCAAACCATGGGTAGAAATGTCTACCGAAGATATTTTTGTCATTCGTTACGATAAAATTATCACGATGACTGAAACAACAGATGAAAAACTTATTGAAGTTTATGATAGATATCTTAGTGATGATGAAGATGACGATGAAGGACCTCTATTGAAAAACTCATCGAGTAGAGTAAATATTTCTCAAAAGATGGGATACATCACTTCGGTAGAGGACGCAAGAAAACATTTAGAAGATATGTTTAAAATACCTCCAAAAGATGTTGATAAAGACGTTAAGTAATTAAAGCTATATCTGTCTCTTCAAACCTAACAAAGGTATTCTACTCATAATTCACTATGTTGTCAAGTCATAATTGTGTGTTATAATAGTAACAACCTACATTTAAGAACACAATGCTATGCCTAAGAAGAAGACGGAACATTATGTTAACAACAAGGAGTTACTTGAAGCACTGATTGTCTATAGGGCAAAAGTTGCTGAGAGTTTCAAAGAGAATAACGATGGTAGAGAACCTACCAAAGCAGACCGATCACAGCGTTGGCCTGGAAAACCACCTATTACAAATTACCTC